CTAATCAAGACACAACTAACAAGCCAAGCACTGATCAGGTTTTAAAGGATTTGGAGATGGGAAAAAACATTTCAGATTTAGAATATAACGCCAATAGCGACGATTCCGCACTGGGATTTGCAAGTGGCGGTAGCTCAACCACTACTACTGGCTTGGGTAACAATTTGTTTCAGTGCATCAACGCATTTAAATGCACTGGCCCAACTTGGTCAAAATCTTTAAAGCCTTACACCATTACCGTTGGTGGAAATCCTCATGGCGTTCAATTATCGCCCCTTCACCAGATTTGCTCTGGAAGCGCATTAGGTCATGCCAAGGGCGGCTTGCCTCGCCATTACCACGACGCAGCCCCTAAAGGTCACCATCCTGAGTTCATTACCGGGCTAACGGGTTACTACGCCTGTGGCGGTGGAACGGGACAGTCGGACGATATTCCTGCCATGCTCCACGATGGCGACTATGTGATGGACGCCGAGACCGTATCCGCTTTAGGCGACGGTTCGAGCAAGGCGGGGCGTGAAGTCCTTGATGGGTTCATGCACAAAATCCCCCACGATAACAAGATTAAGAGCAACCCAGTTCCTGCCAAGATCGCTGACGGCGAGTATGTTTTCCCTGCGGGGTTTGTAACTGCGCTTGGGAAAGGCGATAATAAGGCGGGAGCTAAGATTTTAGATGGTTTACGCGAGAAGTTGCGCGAACATAAACGCGCAGCACCGATTAACAAGATTCCACCGAAGGCTAAGAGTCCCTTGGATTACATTAGGAAGGCAAAGTAAATGAGTAACTTACTACAGTCATCGCAATCGCAAACTACTTGCGCACCAAGTTATTACACTAACTATCTTCAGAATCTAATCTGTAAGGGTCAGCAAGCCCAAGCGGGCGCTCAATACGTTGGGGCGCAACCGCTTCAGCAACAAGCCTTCCAATCTGCCGCCCAAAATCAAGGCGCTTACAGCCCCATCTTCCAACAAGCCCAATCTACTTTGGGATGCGCGGCTAACCAGAACATCACTGGGGCAGGGGCGGGATATATCCAACAGGCGGCTTCTAAAGGCGGTCTGTGCGCCGCAAGCCCTTACTTGCAACAAGGGGCAGGGGTAAACGTTCAAGGCGCAGGAAGCCCGTACATTCAACAAGCGGCGGGAATGAACCCCGCTCAGATGGCTCAACAGTACATGAGTCCTTACCTGCAAACCGCAGTGCAGAACGTGTCAGACATTGCGCAGCGCAACATTCAGCAGAACCTAGCTCCTCAAGCCACGGCTGCGGCTGTCGGTTCGGGTCAGTTCGGTTCACAGCGCGGCGCTCAGGTCTTGGGTCAGATCGAGGCTCAGGCTAACCAATGCCTGAACAACACGATTGCGAGCATGGAAAACACTGGCTACAACACCGCCATGTGTACCGCTATCAAGCAACAACAGTTACTTGGTAACTTAGGTTCAATCTCTGGATGTTTGGCCGCCAAACAAGCGAATATAGGCTTACAGGCAGGTCAGACAGCGGGAACCTTGGCTCAACAACAACAAAATCTGTTGGGAACCTTGGGTCAAACCTCTGGCTGCCTAGCTGCAAAACAAGCCGCTATCAGAACTCAAGCCGCTCAAGGCTTAACAGGTTTAGGAAGCTGCGTCGCAAAAACCAACATCAATTGTCTGAACGCTTTGGCGACACTTGGTGGTCAGCAACAGACGATTGCACAGAATCAACAAACCTTCCCATTACAAACATTGTCGTCCTTGGCAAGCATCATGCAAGGCGCTCAAATCCCAATGGGAACGAAACAAACGATGTGTATGTCGCCATTGTCTGGCATTGGAACTGGATTGGGATTATTGGCAGGTATTGGTCAAAACCAAGGCAACATTAGTTCTGCAATAAGCGGAATCGGCAAATTGTTTGGATTGGGAGGTAGCGGTTGTTGTTATAAGGGTTCATGCAGTCAATCTTATTCTGCCAACAATGATATGAATAATTTATGGAAGGATGTGACAGGAGGACTTGATCCAACTGCTTCGTATTCAAACCCATCAAATTCGCTTTTTATTGACCCCAATACTGGACAATCACTTTATGATCCTACGCAATTGTTAACTCCATCAGGGTCAAGTTCTGGCAATCCAAATGGCGGCCCTTAATAAATTTTTGAATTGAGGTAATTGATATGGCAGACGATAAAATTGATATTTCAGGATTAAGTCCTGATTACACAAAATTGCCTACATACGACGATGAAGGTTTGGCTGCCTTGCAAGCTGCTCAACAAAAATCTCTTGATGCGTTACAGCAACGCTACGCTCAACCTAACTGGTTTAAAGTAGCAGCAGGTTTTGCTAAACCTCAATTAGGTGGATTTTTGGCATCTTTAGGAAGCGCAAGTGAGGCTCTTGGCGAAAATTACGAGCAGCAACGTCAAATGCAAATTCCTATTGCCCAAATGAAAATGGCAATAGAGCAATCAAATTACTTGCTCAAGAATCGCGCTAAATCAAATCAAATTATTAAGGATTGGCAAACTCAAAATCCTGACCAAACAACTATTCCAACCAATGTGTTGCGATCAGCGGCTGAGATTGACCCAAATAACCCAACCGTTTTAACGGCTCAAAAGTCATTGGAAAATGCTCATAATCAATTTAATGATTCTGTTGCCGTTTTAAATGCCCAACGTCAAAGCGGGGCTATTAATGACGCTCAATATAACCAACAATTGTCTTCTTTAAGTAATCTTTTGCCAACCTATACGATGACTTCTGGGAAGCAACCAACTATCGGAGCAGCTCAACCCGAAGAAGCGAAACCTCAAATTTCCCGTCCAACTGTATCTACAGATGATTACTTCTCGGCTACCCATAATTTGTCAGGATTGAAACCCGGTCAACAAACCGCCTCAACAGCGACAGGGCCGGGAGATTTATTGCAATCTACGGTTAATGATTTAAAGAAAAATCATAATCTTCCCGACGGCTATGGCAAAGACCCTGCCGTGACCGCTCAATATGAACACGCTTTACTGAGCGATAATCAAAAGGCTTTAGACCAGAATAATTTAGAAGGTACGGCATTAAATCACCGTACTTTATGGTGGTTTGGGAGTGGAGATGGATCAAAGATTTTGCAATCTGACCCATCAACTCATTTAGGCGATGTCCTGAGCGATAGCGTACTCAAAGCCAACAATTTGAACAAAAACTCAACCGTTGGAGCCTTAAAGTCCAAGATTGCGGGGCAATTATGGGACAACAATGTAAACCCAGATGCCGCTATTGGTGGTCAAACAACGCCACGAACTGGAGGTCAAGCGCAACCAGATGTACTTACATTTGAAAAAATGGGATTAAGTGGCCCTCAATCCCTTGAACAACAAAAGGCGGTTGCCGCAGCAAGAGAACAAAGTTTTGCGGATCAGTTTAATCATATTTTGACTGACTATAAACCACAAGTAACTGATGCAAGAGATGCTCGTTTAAATCGAGCATTAAATCTTATGCACAATCAAGTTGATGGCGACAAAGTAAGAAATGCTATGGGTCAATTATGGAAAGATTCTGGATATGTAAATGCTGTTCAAAATTTAGTGAATGATGGAATCAGCGGAGGGATAACGCCCGGTGATTTCAACATTCGTTTAAGCGCAAACGTCAATAAATGGCTAACAACCGCCAATGTAGACCCGCAAACAAGAGCTAAATTGCAGGAAATTAACCGTATTATTATGTCTGATGCTTTAGATGATTTCCGTGAGGGATCAAAAGCTATGGGCGGCGGTCACATCAACCAATCAGAGTTTCAAACTATTGCAAGCCGATTCCCTTCTACGGATGACCCTTCAACGGCAGTTTCTCAATGGTTATTGCAACGCAAGGCAAATAATGAATTTAATGCAAATTCATATAAAAACGCCATAAATTACGCTAATGATCCTGTGTATGGAAAAGCAAATGTCTCTCACATGAACTTCTTTTCTAATTACAAGCCATATCAACAAACTCTTGATACTCACAAAAAGCACTTACAAACTGCTTTAAATTCGGTTTACTAATCGGAGTAGATAACAATGGACATAAAAAATAATTCAAACGATCAATGCGCAGATGATGACAGCTTTGATTGTATGGTGAATAAGGTACGTTCTAGCAATCAAAAATCAACGGCTGAAGAACCTAAAAAGGACATAACCCAAACCGATAAGGACTATGCAGCTTTAAAGCAAGCAGGTTCTGATGTTGCTGGAGCAGTTGGTGCGCCTAGCGCGTCATCTATTCCCCCAAGAGTATATGGTTATGGTTTAGGAGCGTTTGCAGGGCCTCCTGCGGCTAATTTTCTTCAACGGTTCTCTCGTGATTCTTTAGAAAAAGCAGCTTTAAATAAACAGTTGGAACAATTAAGTGTCGCTCAACAACGGGCGCAATTAGCTCAAAAGCAAGCCTCAATTGGTCAAAATGTAACACCAGAAGAGTCGGTCGTTTATCGCAAACCTAGTGGACATGAAAATTATATTTCTGCCATGCAAGGAGAAAGCGAAGTCCCCTATGCCCTTTCAAGCCAAGCAACAAGCATGAGGGGAGATGAGCCAACAGGCGCTACCGCAATTATGCGTGACAATGCCGCGAGAGAGGCTAAGGCTAAAAATATAGCTTCTGGCTATCAATTAACTGGTGAAGATGTAGTGCCAAAAGCTCCGGGTAAGGCTCAATTATATTTGCCTGAAGGAATGAAGCTCCCTTCTCAAGAAGCTGCTGATGCGTTGCAACCATCTGTTGGTGCATTAGAAAAAGCGGGTCAAAAATTATCGCAAGTAGGTGGCGATGTTGGTAGTTACGCTAAATTATTGGCAAATAGTCCATTAGCTAAAGGAATTTTACACGGAGCTAACTTATTAGGAACTGGCTTACAATCCATATCTGATATTTACAATAAAGACCCAACTGGATTAGCTATTGACGCTTTTCAGGTTGGTTTGCCTATGGCAACAGGCCCCGCAGGAGTTTTGACAGGAACGACTGTTAGTGAGGCGGCTAGATATTTGAAAGACAATCCTGATGTAAGAAAAAAATTGAGCGATGAAATGACTACTACGATTAATGCTTTCGGAAGCGGAGATTTTACCCCTTAATTTTAGCCGAAGTCTCCTCGGCACTTGCCGCAAGGCAACCCTCTCAGCGCGCCCCCTTACAAGATTGCTGAGAGGGTATTTTTTTTAATGTGAACAAAGCGCCATTAAAAATGCCATCAAAATCATTCCAAAGATGATTTTACCCATTAGCCCTCACCTCAGCCAGTTTAGCGGCTACTTCACGGTTTAGAACCTTTACCACCTCGATACAAGCGTTACGCTCCTCTGCGACGATTCGAGGCTCTACATAGTGAATGTAGGCAAGGGCTAACTTTACCAAGTCGTCTTGAATGAAGTTGTAATTCTCCTCCAAGTTAGCGTTGATAAAGATTTGATTGATTTCATCGATTGACAAGTGTTCCATTTTAATTTCCCTCAAATAATTTCCAGTCGTCAGACAACATATCGGTCTGAGAGGCTAACCAACCAGACAAGTACGCTTGACGACCTTCTGAATTAACTGTCCACATATCAATATGCGGAAGGATTTCCATACCATCCAAGCCACGGCTTTCAAGAAACTCTTTGGTAATCGGGCCATTTGGTCGCAAATTTTCCTTCATTACCTTGTATCCTCCTGCCATAAGCAAAAACATACCTTTCCCGTTCCATCCCTCGCGGGTTACTTGTTTGCCGTTTTTAAGGGCTTGTATCGCTTCTCCAAAATTCATTTTGATACTCCAAAGTTGTTTTTAAGTTTCCAGTAAGATAATAAGCAATTAAACATCTCCCAACCCTTCTCAAGGTCTTCCTGAGTCCACTCAACGATCTTGACAAGGTTAGGAATTCGTCGGCTGATAAAGACGTTAGCGCATCGAGCTGCGGGTAGCCCTAAGCCCCACCGATAAGCCGCCAGTTGCATCAAGTGTTCGTCGTAACCCTTGACCTCATCGTCTTCCGAGAAGTCCTTGGTCTTAACGTCCAACACAATGCCCGTGGGGGCGGTTTGGGATGGCTCACAGTACATATCAACCTTACCCCCAAAGCGAAGCACAAATGAAGCGAATGAACGCTCCAATAGCCACTTCTCATTGGGATGGGAGTTGAAGAACTTATGAATAGCCTCGTCCGTGGCTAATGCCTGTTCCTTGTGAACAACGTCACGCTCACCCTTGAACCATTTCTCAATGGACTCATGGATGCGCGTACCGTCCTCAGCCGCCTGTTTAGCGGTTTCCTTGGAGTCGGCGTTTATACGGGCTATAAAATCCTTCTCAGGCTCGTCAGGGAGCCTTGGCAGGGTAAGGGCTGCCAAGAGCATCTGTTCGAGCTTCCAAGCCTCTAGAGCGGGCTTGGCGGCGATTTTAAGGATAGTGGTGACCGATGGAACCAAGTTCATCTTACGGGCGTCACGCAGCGTTGTAGGGCGCTGTGAGCCGTCCTTGGCCTTTACCGTGTACTGGGGTGAGCCGTCCTGACCGTACCAGTGAACGGACTCTGCTGCCCTAGCAATAATTGTTGTCATGTGAGTCTCCTTCGGGTTCTTTTGGGTTTGATTTTTAGCGATTTAATTTTTGACAAAATCCAATCACAATCTGAACGCAAGGTTTCAAAAATAAAAGAGTTTTCAGCATTAACAATTTTTTTGTCAACGTATTTCTTTTCCATTTGCTCGTAAATTTCTCTGAGCCGAAAATGAACTTCAATTTCAAATTGACTTGCTATGCGATCTTTTTCCGCATATTCAAGGATTTGATTCAAAACTTCAGATAATTCATCTTTATCATTTTCTTTTGCAATTACTGAAAATACAAATTGATTTTTATAATCAACTTGTTCATTCGTTGTTTGTGGATAAGCATGAAACTTTATTGTTTTCCACATAAGCCCTCCTAAAAAGGAATTTCTTCATCGTCGTTTGCATAGCTCGGCGTCGGTTGAGCCTGAGACAGCTTTTGCCATTCGGGTGACGAGGCAATCTTGGCTTTCAGGTTTTCCGAGAATGTATTGAACATTTCCATATCAGGATTACTCAAGGTAAACATTTCGAGCTTATTGATGCCCTGCGGCATACCTTGCTGACGAATCATTGCAGGAACTGGAGTGATTGTAGAGACGTTCATGTACGTCTTTCCGTTAGCCCCTGCACGTTCGATGACGTTTACCATACCCCATTGACCTAAGACGTTCTTCAGATCAAATCGGTTTAGCTCGTCCTGACTGAATGGCTTACCGCGCCACGATTGCAAGTCCTGACGTAGCGTAGCTTTGTCAGACCAACTTAAGGTGTAGTTTTTGAAAATGGCAAAAGGACGACCGTCCCGCATTTTGACTGAACTGCCACCATCGCTGATGATGCTCAATTCAAATCCAAACATTACCTTGTGCTGAAATTTGACCGTTCCCTGAAATTCGGTCTTCTGTGTACCCAGATCGACGATCCGATAGCACCGACCCAAATGCGACCCAGTTGGTGCGCGCTCGAAGTCCCCACCCTTGTTTTCTGCATATAAACTCATAACCTGCCTCCATTGGCATAAAAACGGCAACATTGCCGTAAAGGGACTATACCATAATTTTTAATAATGTGTTAAAGTATCCAAAAGGAGGAAAAGTATGAACTTAAAGCAATATTTCAAAGATGAGCCATTTGGCGCCAAACGTGAAATGGCTGATTATTTAGGCGTTTCGCCTACATGGATTAGCTTAATCATGCACAAAAAGCGCAAAGTTAGCCCACAATTAGCTAAAAAAATAGAAAAAGCCACACAAGGCTTAGTTACAGCAAAAGAGTTAAGACCTGATATTTTTGGTTAAGGAGACGTTGATGAAAGTCAGTATTGATAAGGTTCGTTTAGACGGTGGGACGCAATTTCGCAAAACATTGCTAAACAACAAAATATATGAGTACAAGGAAGCGATGGAAGAAGGGGCTAAATTTCCCCTAATTTCTGTACGTTTTGACGGTAGCGATTATTGGCTATCGGACGGATTCCATAGATATCACGCATTAAAATTATTAGAGATGCGCGAAATTGAAGTGGACTGCAAATCAGGTACTCGTGAAGATGCGGTATGGGATGCTTTGGCTGCTAATGGCAATCACGGTATCGCTTTAACCGTATCGGAAAAGATCAATAAGGTTAAAACTGCATTAAGCCTAACAGGAAGCGACAAGAAGTCGAATTACGCCATAGCCAAGGCTTGCGTAGTTTCCGAGCATTTGGTGGCTCGTATTCGCAACCCTGAGCTAAAAAGCAAGTATGACCAAAAGCGACATGAGTCAGCAGTAAGAAAAAGCCAACAAAATCAAGAAAATCAAATAGATACCGAAAACAGTGGTAAAAAAACTACTGATCCGATCAGTAATAAATTGATAGCATCTGGTGAAAATGTACAAGTCGATGAGGCGTTTGAGGCAGACGAAGAGGAGTTATTGGCTTTAAAACTGGAAGAGGAAATGGATCGCAAGTTTATTGCCGATCTTATGGATGCCGACGATAAATTCGCTAAATCCTGTCAAGAAGTCAAAAGGTTACAAAGTCTTAATGCCAAATTTGATGCGCGAATTAAATCGTTAATGAACGAAAAAAATGCCGCATTGAAACAAATTAAGGCGTTGCAAAAAACAATTGATCGTTTAGAGCGAGAGCTTGGTAGATGAATGCCGTAATGAAAGAGGCTTCAAACTTTCCACCGCCGCGAGACTTTCAAGTAAGCGCACACAATGCGCTTAGGGCGGGTTTCGCGGCGGGGCATCGGTCTCAACTAATCATGGCTCCCACAGGGGCAGGAAAGACGTATCTGGGCATGAGAATCGCGTATGAAGCTATGCAGCGCGGTAAACGCGCTATATTCCTTTGTGACCGCACCGTTTTGATTGACCAGACATCTGAAACAGCCGATTCTTTTGGGCTACCACACGGCGTTATACAGGCTAATCATTGGCGCAGGCATCCGCATGAATTGATGCAAGTGGCATCGGTTCAAACGATTGCCAAGCGCGGTTATTGGCCTGAAGCGGATGTGGTCATAGTCGATGAAGCGCATACAACTTATAAGGCTTGGACTGATTATGCGCAAAATAGCAAATCGGCAATCATTGGGTTATCAGCTACACCCTTCACAAAGGGTTTAGGAAAGATATTTTCCAATTTGATTAACGCTACAACTATGCACGAGCTTACTCAGTCTGGGGTATTGGTTCCATTGCGTATATTCTCTTGTCGACGCCCAGATATGACAGGCGCTGAAACTCGTGGCGGTGAATGGACGGATGAGGCGGCAGCGGAACGTGAAATGGCTATTGTCGGGGATGTAGTTCAGGAATGGCATAAGTTTGCGGATAATCGAAAAACAATTGTATTCGGGGCTACGATCAAACATTGCGAAGAGCTATGTAGGCAATTTAACGATAGCGGAGTATTGGCAGCTTTATATACATCTCATACATCCAAAAAAGAACGCGACGAATTGCTTGAAGAGTACCGTAAAGAGGATTCATTGTTGCGTATTCTGATTAGTGTTGAGGCTTTAGCTAAAGGTTTTGACGTACGGGATGTGGGGTGTATTTGTGACGCTAGACCTTTGCGCAAAAGCCTTTCTACGGCTATTCAGATGTGGGGTCGAGGGATGAGATGCTCTGAGGAAACCAATAAAGAGAATTGTTATTTGTTGGATTTTAGCGGAAACATAATTAGGTTTTTTGAGGACTTTAACGATATTTATTTTAACGGTTTGGATAAGCTGGACGACGGCGAAAAACTGGATAAAAAGATTCGTGAAAAAGAAGAGTGGGAACCAAAATCTTGTCCTAAATGTCAATACACGCCATTTTTAAAACGCTGCATGATGTGTGGGCATGAAACCCAATCAAAAAGTCTTGTGGAAGCTCATCCCGGTGTTATGGAAGAAGTACGCTTTTCATTAGACGGAAAAAAGAAAAAGTTAGCGTCGGATGGCAGGAATTTGTGGGCGCAATTGTGTGGATATGCTCGTATTCATTCTAAGCCTGAAAAACAAGCAGGAAGGGCTTATAACTTGTATAAAGCAATTACGGGTTTTAGTCCGCCTTGGAATTTTCACATGACAGAAAGTAAAAATTATTCAAAAAATACGTTAATTGTAATTAGAAAATTAGCTGATGAATATCGCAAATCACAAAGAAAAAAGGAAAAAGCGAATGAACATGGAATTAATTAATGAGCTTGCTGAACAAAGTGGAATTTATAACTCAACGGTCACTATTACTGCCAAAAAAGGTGAGGAAGCTGAAAGCGAAGAACTTGTTTTAATGGATTTGAAAATTTTTGCAGAGTTGATTGTGTTGAAATGTGTACAAACTATTATTGATAACTCTCGTGTCCCCCATGATAAGGATGATCCGGATTTGGATTTTGTGGATTGGGGTTATCAAATAGCCGTAAAGGAATGTGTCAACAACATCAAACAACATTTTGGAGTCGAGTAATGGACGATAACATCATTTACTTGCGAGAAATAATGATCAAACACCGCATGAAGCCTACCGAGGCCAAGACGATGGAGTGGGCGCTTCACGATCTTGAGGTTCAGCTAGACAAGATCGAGGAAGATATGAAGGTTATTGAATCCCTACTGCAAGATGCTCTGGTGAGGTTGCGATGAGCTTTTTAGATTTTGCCGCCCAGAATGGGCTAGATATCCCCCTTGGTAAGTTCTACCCGTCCGACAAGATTAAGCGTTGTGGGACGACCGATAAGCCCAAGTCCGATAACGGGGCGTTCTTCTGGGACGGTCAGCGTGGGTGGGTGATGAATTGGAGCCTTGATCAGAAGGTTCATTGGTATCACGACAAAACCGCGAAACCTTGGACGGAGGATGAAAAGCAGTATTGGCGAGATCGGCGCAGGGTTGAGGCGATGAAAAAGTCGGAAGCGCAAGTTAAAGCAGCTCAGAAGGCTATGCGCGACCTGCGGTTTGCCATCTTGCGTGATCACATTTACCTTGACGTCAAAGGGTTTCGGGAAACCGAAGGGCTTGTGCTTGACGAGAAGCTGCTTGTCCCTATGCGCAATATGCGGACGAACCTTATTCAAGGCTATCAGGCTATTTGGTGGGACAAAACGAAAAAGGATTACGTCAAGAAGATGCTGTATGGCATGAAGGCCGCCGAAGCTGTTTTTTATATTGGAAAAACTAAAAATACTGAATACTGGCTAGTCGAGGGATACGCCACAGGATTAAGCCTAGCGGAAGGGCTTAAGCGGGCTTGTATTCCCGCCACGGTAGTGGTTTGCTTCTCAGCCAACAATCTCGGCACTGTCGCCCGTTATTTGGCTTCTATGGGCAATGTTTATATTTTTGCCGATAACGATGCCTCCAAGACTGGGCAAAAGGTGGCTGAAGCGTCGGGGTGTCGGTGGGGAATGGCTGAAACTGAGGGGTGGGATGCCAACGATTTACATCAGCGCAAGGGAATATTGGCGCTTGTTAGAAAAATAATGGAAATAAGGCTTGACCCGCTATTAAAGGCGGTATAGGATTACATCGTCTGATGTGGCAGTCAGGCGTAGAGGAAAAAGTATGACCCCAGACCGTTTAAGTGTGGGGCGTGTAGATGAAGCGTTTACCCCTCGAAGGTAAAAATCTTTTTTCTCGACGCCCAGTCTGCCCTCGCCAAGGGCCGCTCCACACTTAAATGTTCTGGGGTTTTTCTTTTGGCACTCAGACCGCCAAACTGGTCGCTCACTCGCGGCTGCGGTTTGGGGAAAGCTCTACAGTGGGAAAGACGTTGAGATAGAGCTAGGGGTGGCGAAGGCAGCGCCCCAACGTCGAACGGCTACCGAGGTGTCAGGCTCCGACTCGACATAAAGGCTCCCCAGAGGCTACGGTCTCTGGGAAGGCTGAGGAATCCCACCAACCCAACAGACTAACTAGGATTAACCGTTAAGTACTCTTACTGATATATTTTTTTTAAATTTTAACTTGTTATTAGAGTATACTGTGAACAGTTTATTTTGGAGAAAGTTATGGAAACACTAGACGAGTCAGTCCTTTTCCCTTCTACGGTATACGCGATCAAGAAGCCTGAGTTTCTTGAAGTGGTTAGTAAGGTCTCGGCGCAGTATATGCAAGCGTATAAGCCCAACGAACCTCAGATGACAGTTATGACTGGCGGTTTTGCGCATGAACCTGAAGTCAAGGACTTTGCTCAATACGTTTCCCAGACCGCATGGAATATCCTCAAGTCACAAGGATTCGCTATGGATAATCTTGTGACCTACTTCATGGAAATGTGGACACAGGAACATAACAATCACAGCCACATGGAGTACCACGTTCACGGACTGGGCGCTCAGATATCGGCGTTTTACTTTCTGGAAACTCCACCCGAAGGCTGTCGGTTAATTCTCCACGACCCTCGTCCGGCCAAAGTGATTACGAACTTACCAGAGAAGGACTTTAGCAAGGTTAGCGCGGCATCCACCCAGATCGTTTTTACCCCAAATGCAGGTACGTTGTTCTTTGCCCCTGCGTGGTTGCCGCACAGCTTCAGCAAAAATATGGATGAAAAGCCAACGGTATTTGTCCACATGAATTTAGGGGTTGTTGCCGCACCGCAAGCCGAGGTTATATGAAATTTAAAATCCGATTCAACAAAACGAGGGGTCAAATGGGAAGAGGAACACCAGAACACGCTTGGCGGGTCTTTGCGGATGGCAAAGAGTACATTGTGAAAAATGTCATTATCCTTGTTCCCTCGAAGGGAGAAAAGGACGAGAACGGTCAGGACTGGAACATCACCGCCGATGGTAGCTTAACGATTGATAGAGATACGAGTACCATCACTATCTCTTGACAACTCTTAAACTTCCAGTTATAGTCTCCTGAAATGACCAAAAAGGAGACTATATGATTGTGGGGATAGATCCGGGGAACAGTGGGGCGTTAGTGGCGCTATACAACGACGACCCCATTGACCAAATTAAAATGCCCTTGGTGCAACAAGGCAAATCATGGCGAGTCAATTCCAAAGCGGTCGCTAAATTTTTGCGTGAAGTTTCACCGTGGAAGGTATACATCGAAAACGTCCACTCTATGCCCAAACAAGGCGTAGCCTCTACCTTTACCTTCGGACACGCCGCAGGAGCCGTGTGGGGCATTTGTGGGGCTTTAAACATTGACGTTGTTTTGGTAGATCCGGCAATGTGGAAAAGAAAAGCAGGGCTTCTTAAATCCACCAAAGACGACTCACGGCTGAAGGCTCAAGAGATATGGCCTTTGTGGGAATCACTCAACAAGAAAGCATTAGGTCAGGCGTACGCCGAGGCCGCGATGATTGCTTACTTCGGAAACAAGAACAAATAATCTATTTATGAACACAATAGAATTTGGTGACTGTCGGGAGATTATGCGTCAATGGGCATTGAACGGTGTCAAGGCTCAGACTTGCGTCACATCACCACCCTATTATGGACTTCGAGACTATGGTCACGATGGTCAATTGGGATTGGAGCCTACGCCCGAAGAATATATTGCAAACATGGTTGAGGTGTTTAGGTGCGTGAAAGACGTACTTGCCGATGATGGCACATTGTGGCTGAACATCGGGGACAGTTACGCAGGAAGCGGTAAAGGCCCTGCGGGCAATTTAGGTAAAACATTTAACGAACGTCACATGGAACACACCCACAGTAGCGGATTGGTTCCCAAGGGCTGTAAACCTAAAGACCTCATTGGCATACCGTGGATGCTTGCTTTTGCGCTTCGCTCCGATGGCTGGTATTTGCGACAGGATATTATCTGGCATAAACCAAACCCAATGCCAGAATCGGTGAAAGATCGTTGTACCAAGGCTCACGAGTACATTTTTCTATTGTCAAAGTCAGAACGATACTTTTTCGACAGCGAGGCAATTAAAGAACCTGTGGCCGTAAGTACCGTTTTAAGATTATCGCAAAACTTAGAAAATCAAATTGGTAGCAATCGCGTTCCTTGCAAAATTAACGGAACTATGAAAGCCGTTGGTAACAATGAAACGCGAAACCGACGAAGCGTTTGGTCAGTTACGACTCTGCCGTACAAAGGCGCCCATTTTGCTACATTCCCACCGACCCTTATTGAGCCATGTATCTTGGCAGGTAGTCGGATGGACGATATTGTGTTAGACCCTTTTATGGGGAGCGGAACAACGGCTCAGGTAGCGTTTGAAAATGGTCGTCAGTACCTTGGCTGTGAATTAAATCCTGAGTATCGCCAATTACAACAGCGGCGGTTATCAGAATTAGTATGTCAATTCAAATTAATTTAGGAGACAAAAAATGAATGAATCAGCCTTCCCAAACAACAGATTCAATGGCATGGACTTACGCGACTACTTTGCTGCGAGGGCGATGAAAATGTTTTCCTATCCACAACATTTTAAAGAAGAACAGCCTTGGTTTGGATTTTTTGAGGAATACACAAAGCTAGTATGTAAAGCATCGTATTTAATCGCGGACGGAATGATGGAAGCGAGGAAACAGGCACCTAATGAGATTAAGGAGTAGAACATGGCATACAGTGATTACATACATTGTTGCGAGTGCGATTGTAAATTGCTTCCTGACGGTTATGGAAAAATTAGAGATTGGTGGGAAGAAAATTATGGAAAAGAAATACGAATCAAATGCCCTGACTGTGAAAGAAAAGCCGCTCCAAAGCGCGAATGGGTAGGGCTGACATCAGACAATTTCAACGATTTCAATCCGCTATTCAAAGCAGAAGAAGCTGTGCGTTGGGCAGAAGCCAAGCTCAAGGAGAAGAATCATGGGTGAGCCAACCAACTACCCAATGGTTTTTACAGGTCATTACTTAATTGGCGCCAACCCCAACGACTCCGAGCATGGGTACTGGGACACAGAGGAAGAAGCCATCATTAACTTTGCTTTGCAATTTGCTAAGTTGGCGCAAAACGCACAGGGAGATTTCTTGTTTATCCGCAAAGCGCCAACGGTAAGTGAAGACGCTGTATTTGGTCACACCGTTAAATGGCGAATGGTTGGAAGATTTTCAATTTGCAAGCTCAAGGAGAAGAACACATGATTATAAAAGCAATGAAGGAAGCTCTTAATGCTTTGCATTTGGTCAAAAAAAATTATTTCAATTTTTGGGAGAAAATATCCCCTGATGATTCTATTTGGAATGATATTGCTGCATCAGATGCAGAGATTTCAAGGGTCATTGAAGAGTTTATAGAAGCAATTAGAGTTTACGAATCATCACCGCCTGAAGCTATAACCGAAGCCGAAAAAATTGCATTTGCTTTTGGATGGTTCAAGGCATTGGAGTTACAAGGTTCAAGGAGTCTAGTTATGCGAAGAAGTGTGACACCTGATGAAAACACGGAAGGCTACCGATTGTTTGATCACGCAACGGAAGCCGAAGAGTTCCTCAAGTCAATTGTGGATAAATTCCCTCGTGACAAGTACAAAACCCAAGCCGAGGGTACGATGATCACCGATTACGGCAAACCCATAACTTACGTCGTCCGATGGATGATCTGGGGGAGCCATGAGTAAAGACATACACGACGCAGTGGACTATCTCTACACCCACGGAGCCAAGTACGCCGAAGCCAAAAGCCATCGGGTGTACCTAGAAGAGTTCCGCAAGAGCCAAAAGGCTATGCTTATGAAGCAGGCTATGGCTTCAGGAGCGGCAAAGTCCTCGGTGGCGGCAGAGATGGAGGCTTACTCCGATCCCGTCTATACGGAGATTTTAAAGGGCATAGAGGCGGCTGTAAGGCGAGAAGAGGAGCTGAGGTGGGCGTTGGTATCCGCTCAGGCTAGAATCGACGTATGGCGGTCACAAGAGGCGTCAAATCGAAACATGGAGAAAATCACACTATGAACGTCACAAAACAAGACATTATGAGGGTTGCCCAAGTATTCGAGTCTCAGGGCTTGAGTCGGCGCAGGATCGCAGTTAATTGCACTCCTGAAGAGCTTGCTAAACTTATGGGTTATCGAGACTATGACAAAAAAGGTTTCCCGAAAGAACATTTATTTATGGGTCAAATCGTATATGCGATGAAATAAAATGCACGGTAAATTAAACGATAAAGAACGCGAGTGGGTACTACGGGTCAAGGAGCTTCCCTGTTCAGTCTGTGACGCTCCTGCCCCGTCAGATGCCCACCATATCCATCAGGGCGACCATTACACGGTCGTGGCACTCTGTCGGGAGTGTCATCAAGGTGCAGTAATGGGCTGGCATGGCCAAAAGCGGGCTTGGCTCATCCGTAAAATGAATGAAATGGACGCCCTAAATGTAACAATTAGTCGCGTTTTTGCGGCATTGCGACAAAGATAGCTTTACGTTACAAAAATAATCGCAAATAATCGACATTAGTCTTTAACTAGTTGTTATACTCTTATCACCTCGACGTTGAGGGTTATTTACGGAGCATGACGATGAACGCAGTTTTACAGTTTCCCGAAACCGCCAACCACATCATTGACCAATATGTGGTGATCGACCAAAAGATTAAGGCGTTACAAGAACAAGCCGACATCATTAAAGACGAACTCAAAAAACGATACGGCAAAGGTACGCATCGCGGATTTCAGTATGGAATCAAAATAGACGAATCAACATCAACAACCTTCCTCAAAGACAAACTTTTCGAGGACTTGGGTCTTAGTAAAGACGAGCAAAAGTCTTATCACACGAGCAAATCAATATTAAAATTAACCGTAGTAATTTAACTATTGGGGCGGTACGCCGCCCCTTTTAAGGAGAGCGTTATGGATACTCGAATTGTTGGTTACTTTATTTTTGATGAATACCGCGACATTCGGTTTGAATATGAAACAGAAACAGAAATGAATTTAGCTTTTGACCATGTTGTCGTAGATTCGTTTTTTACCGCGATGCAGGACGGCAGCAAATTTGACCAGTCTTGGATTAAAAAAGGTCAAGTTAGAGAGTGGCACATTGATGGAGATTGGGAAGATATTGATGAGCCGTATGGCACGGATGATGACTATGATTTCGAGCCAACATTTGACCCGATTGAAGATGAACGCAGTTTTTATGCTAAAAAACGCTACTAAGGAGACGATGATGCAAATTGTAAAAGTTGAAATTAGAAAACACGGCAGTTATGAAGATTACCCAAACCAGATCGCGGGTATTGTTCAGCTGCAAAGCGATCAGGGCAAGCAAGAGGTTAAGCTATCAGCGAGTGTGGTTAGCGCCATCTTCGCGGTTCTTAAAAACGATTTAATTGCGAATAGCAAGGCTCTTGCTGACCAAGTGGAGTCTGCTGCCAACCATGCGGTTCATGCTCCTCTATTGGAAGATCAGAGCGTCATAGCTGAATCCTTTTAGGATATAGTCGGGGCGGGCAACCGCCCCCTTTTGGAGGACTTATGGAAATCGATTTTATTTACACCCCCATCGGCACGGACATCACGGTTCGTTGGAAAAAGGAAGGTTGGAAGCCGCCTTCTGAACAGGCTGAGATTCAAGCCAAGTGGTCGAAGTTTAAAGAAGCGGGCTTAAGACGTTTAGAAGGTCAGACCGACCCCAAGCCCCAAAGGCAAACCCTTGAGATCAGGAGAGTGAAATGAACGTACAAGAATTTGACGATGATCACAAACGATATTTGGAGATTGTATTGGAGTTGGCAGACCCTTACAGTAAACTGGTATCTGATTTAATAAAGAAAGAGAAAATCCCAGTAGTAGTTATGGCGTTGCAACATTTGGGCATTAAATTCATAAGCGGCGCTCTCTTGGTTTTAAACCAAGAACAACAAGATGCCAGAAAAATTTTTGATTTAATAGGCCATGCAATATGGTCTGATTATCTGGACTTGAGGGAAGATCAAAAAAATGCTTTAGATAAAATGGCTAATTTACGCAGGGGACATTGACAAGTCTTAAACTATCAGTTAAAATTTAAACTCATATCAAGGGGGTTTTATGTCAGATTCAAAAAAACAGGCTTTTGAGGTCAATTATGATGGCGATTTTTTTATTGTAGTCGCTGAATACCAATTTTTGGGCGATGTTCTGGGCTATCAGGTCTTCGTTGAATCCGTCGGTAAAACGTACAAGGTAGACGAACACTTCCCTCCTGCTTTGCTTTCAGAGCTTTTTATAGACCATTTGGAAGGGATAATCGCTATGAAATTGGAGGACGCACATGATTGATCAAGCCCTGTTATGGCTCAAGGACGCTTGGGAATGGCAAGCGCAATTGAGTTGGTCACAAGCTTTGCTGATTATTTTGTGCTTCTTGTGGCTCATTGGTTGGGTTTATTACGCGAGTCGAGGAGAGAATGATGTTTAGGACACTAGTTATGGATGAGGGCGCAGAGGACGCACATATTGAGGAGAAATGTTCATGGTCAACTTTATTCGCCGCAATAATTGGGGCTTTTATAGCCGGCTTCGTGATTGGCGCCATGGTAGAAATGTTCAACGTTCGGGCAGACCTGTCAGTGATGGGAGCGACGCGAGTAGACAGCCAAGCGTGGCGTTGCACCGAGATCAAGAGCAGCTCGACAGGGATCAATTAAAGATGCTGCACAGCATCAAGGAAGTCGAATGAAAAGCAAACAAACAGCAGATGCGCCTAAAAAGCCCGTAAAGCGAACAACGGTCAAGAAAGCTACCAAGGTAGCCCCCAAGCCGGTCAAAGCCGCCCCTAAAGCATCTGGCGCGGTCTATACGATGCCTGTGGAGGTCAAAGAGTGGATCGAAAAGGCAAATTCAACAATCAATCACTTAAAAGGCAAAGTTGAGCGGCTTGAAGATGAAAACGCAAAGCTCAAGGCTTGGAAAATATGGGCTGAGAACCGAATTTTGCAGAGCAGCAAAGAGGAGCAGCGGTAGTACCCAAATGCCCCTATTTACGGTAGTAATTAGGGGATAACATTGTGTAACAAAATAATTTAATTTTTAAGGAGAACAATTATGCACAACCAAACCATAGGGACTAAATTTGTATTTCAAAAAGGGGTTACTCCGGCACATATTGTTGCTATAGTGTCTGACTATTCGAATGATGAAAAATGTGAACGAATTTCAATAATTATAAAATACGATAAGAACGTTGAAGACCACATCAATCATGCCCGCGCCGCTAAAACATTGGCAACTGAATTGAATTGGAAGGGTAAGTGGATTGGGGGCGATTTAGGCAGATTCTCTAAATATGATTATTTGTGGGTGAACATTACAGAGTTAGGCGAAGATGAAACTTTTGAAGTAGTCTAAGTATAAATTGCGAAGGAACAGCGGGAATACCCCTATTGCGCTAATAAGTAGGGATAACATTTCGTTACAATTTGTTTGAAAATAGGCACACAACTCTTTAACTTTGAGTTATTATGTCTCTACCGCGATGTTGCGGGTTTATTATTGGAGCGATTGAAAATGAAATCAGAACATATTCATGCGTTACGACAATATCGTCATGTAGCAAAAGGCTTGCTGCTCTGTGATCCAATTTGGCTGATCGATGATGGCGGTGAAGTGAGCGCGACTACAATAGAAAACATGATGCATTTTGCGGAAGTGCCCGCCCCACATGGGGTAGCACCGCGCTATGCGATTGAAACACGCGAATGCACAGCTCACGCTGACTGCACAGTATACCGCCTCGTGGAGTACGCGCATGGCAAAGTTCGATTGATCGAAGAGTACTCTAATCTAGCGGCAGCAGAGGCCGATCGGGACGCGCTATTAATTGCTGACATACTCGAAAGTTTAGAAAACCAATTCGGGGTGCTTTATTCTCAAGAAGACGCTGACGAATGGATGAGCGAGGAGGGCATCAAATGATAGCCAATAGTTTAATTTTAGAAGCGCGTGATTTAATTGTGACCACTCGAGATTTCTGCGGCAATGAAATAGAAGCAATTCAAGACCTAGCAGCAGATGAAGGCATACCTAAACAATGGTTAGAACTATATGACGCTGCGATTCCGTTAGCAAATAATAAGTGGCGCGGCTTTCAAAAGGCGGCAGGCGTTAAAAGCAAATACTGGCGTTATTAAGGGAATAGTTATGATTAGCGATAAAATAATCGATATCGAGACTGCAATTCAAATAGCGAAAGTATCAATTTCGTTACCAAAATCAAATAAACACACTACGATACAAGCGTTGGATACGGCTTTAGAAATGCTGAAAGAGTTAGAACAGGAATTGCAGGAGGATTTTAAATAAAATAACGATACCCCCTCTGGGAGACTTCGGTCTCCCTTTTTTTTATTTTAAATTTTAGATAGACTTGCAGTCCGCGCTGAAAGTATGCGCACTTGAGGACTGCAATATGTCGAAACAAAACCCAGCCGATAAAATTGAGCTTTGGAACACAGATAAGCTCATCCCTTTCGCTAAGAACTCGCGTACCCATAGCCCCCAACAGGTCGCCCAAATTGCGGCAAGCATCAAAGAGTGGGGATTTACAACCCCAATTCTTGTTGACCCCGAAGGAAGCGTCATAGCGGGTCACGGACGCTTGATGGCCGCGCAAAAGCTAGAGCTGCCCAAGGTGCCTGTGGTCGTGGCCAAGGACTGGACTGACGCCCAAAAGCGGGCTTACGTCATAGCGGATAACAAATTAGCCTTGAATGCGGGTTGGGATGAAAACCTTCTGAATTTAGAACTCACTGAATTAGGAGAAGGCGGGTTTGATATATCACTAACGGGGTTCTCCGCTGAGGAATTAGAAGCTTTAAAGCCAATTGTGATGGGCGGCGGTTTAACCGACGACGATGCCGTACCAGAGGCCGCCGAGGAATCAGTAACCAAGGTTGGTGACGTATGGGTTATGGGCAAGCACAGGCTTTTATGCGGCGACAGTACCAAGGTTGACGATCTTCGAAAGCTATGCGCCGACCAGTTAGTAGATATGTGGCTAACAGACCCACCGTACAACGTTGCTTATGAGGGCAAAACAAAAGACGCCCTTACAATCAAAAACGATTCTATGCAGGACGATACTTTTAGACAGTTCCTGCGAGACGCTTACGTTTCCGCAGATACGGTAATGAAGCCCGGCGCTGTATTTTATATTTGGCATGCTGATTCAGAAGGATACAATTTTCGCGGTGCAGCAAAGGACGCAGGTTGGAAAGTACGCCAGTGCCTGATATGGAAAAAGTCTTCTATGGTCATGGGACGGCAGGATTACCATTGGAAGCATGAACCTTGCCTGTACGGATGGAAGGAAGGCGCAAGCCACTTGTGGGCAACAGACCGCAAACAAACCACAATCTTAGAGTTTGATCGTCCTAGCCGTAGCACCGATCATCCTACTATGAAGCCAGTATCCCTATTTGAATACCAATTGCTTAATAACACCAAAGGCGGGGATATTGTACTAGACAGCTTTGGTGGATCAGGAACGACTTTAATAGCAGCAGAGAAGAACGGTAGGGTGGCTAGACTGTTAGAGTTAGACCCCAAATACTGTGATGTAATCGTAAAGCGATGGCAGGAATACACAGGTAAGGACGCCACGCTTGAAAGCACGGGAGATAAATTCAATGACCTATGATATTGATGATTCTGATAATTCGACTACCAAAAAGAAAAACGGGGGAAGAAGGGAAGGTTCTGGACGACCGCCCTTTATTCCTACTGATGCGGAGCGCAAGCAGGTTGAGACGTTATCTGGCTATGGCGTACCCCACGAGCAAATAGCCGTATTGGTGCGGGACGGTATCCACGACGATACGCTACGGGAACACTTCCATAGAGAGCTAAAGGCGGGCAAAGCCAAGGCTAATGCGTCGGTAGGTCAGACCCTATTCAAAAAAGCCGTAGGCGGGGATACCACAGCCGCTATCTGGTGGTCTAAAAGCCAAATGCGATGGAAGGACACCACCACCCATGAAGTCACGGGCAAGGATGGTGAAACCCTGCAAATGGATATTTACCATTCAGTATTCGGAGACCTGCTTGATAACCTGCGTTTAGAGCGCCAAATGGAAGCGAAAGACTCTAATAAAAGGTAATAGTAATCTGAAATAATATCAGTTTATTACTGATCCGATCAGTAGTTTTTTTACAACAGGTGTGCTGAATGAGCGTTGTTCGTTCGATTGTAAACGATCCTAACACCATGAAAGAGTTCACAAAATTCTCTCGTGAGCAGCAAATTGCGTGGGCTTGGGAATACAATTGGCTTAAGAAAGCGCACTGGTATCAGGTAGAACCTCGTGAAACATTTTCGTGGAACATTTGGTTGCTATTGGCGGGGCGTGGAGCGGGCAAAACGCGGGCAGCAGCCGAGACATTGGCGCAGTGGGCATGGAAGAATCACAACACCCGTTGGCTAGTATCAGCGCCTACATCGGGCGACGTTAAAGCAACGTGCTTTGAGGGTGATTCTGGACTATTAGCCGTTCTTCCGCCAGAACTCATATTGGATTACAACAAAGCTCTACATGAGATCAAATTGATCAATGGTTCCCTTATCAAAGGCATCCCCGCTAGTGAGCCTGAACGATTCCGAGGCCCTCAGTTCCACGGCGCATGGTTAGATGAGTTGGCTGCATGGGAATACTTGCAAGAGGCATGGGATATGATTCAGTTTGGTGTTCGCTTAGGTAAGCACACCAAGATTATCTGTTCAACCACACCTAAACCCAAAGATGTCATCTTGGAACTGATTGACCGCGAGGGTGATGATGTAGTTATAACCAAAGCGTCGACCTACGCCAACGTAGCCAACCTTGCCCCATCATTCCAGAAACAAATCCTTCAGTACGAAGGGACTAACTTAGGACGGCAAGAGATTCACGCTGAGATCATCGACCCCGAAGAGGGCGGTATCGTCAAAAGGGATTGGTTTAGGCTCTGGGCTAACGGCAAGCCCTTCCCAAGGTTCGAGTTCATTATCCAATCATACGACTGCGCGACCTCCGACAAGACAATCAACGACCCGACTGGCAGTATCACTCTTGGAGTGTTCAAACCTCTGGATGGCGGCATGAGCGTTATGATCTTGGATTGTTGGCAAGAGCATCTACAGTACCCGGATCTTCGACCCAAGGTCATAGAGGAGTACGAGACTGTCTATGGCGAGGGCAAGACCCGTAAACTGGTTGATCTGATTCTGGTGGAGGACAAAAGCGCGGGCATCAGCCTAATCCAAGACCTTCAACGAGCGCACCTGCCAGTGCTTGCATACAACCCCGGCAAGGCCGACAAGGTTCAGCGGTTGTCCATCGTCGCCAATATCATCAAGGCGGGCAGGGTATGGGTTCCAGAGTCCTCACAGCGCAAAGGCTATGTGAGGGACTGGGCTGAGGGCATGGTCTCTCAAATCTGCTCCTTCCCTGAGACCGTACATGATGAGTTCGTTGACTGTATTAGCCAAGGACTGCGATACTTGCGCGACGCGGGTTGGATCAGCATTGACGCCCAACCGCGAGAAGAGATCACCGAGGAAGACATTACAGACGCTGAAATCTTTAACGCTCGTCAATCGGGGAATCCTTATGCGGCATGAGTGGGTATTGATCTGGGTTTACTTGGTAACCGTCTTGGCATCCCTTGGATGGATTGGTTGGATGGTTTTAACGGATTCATCGACAAAGCACGATAGGTAGGATACGATGCGCAAAACAGGGAGGAAGCATGGCTAACGATATTGACGCGATGAGATATGCGCTTGCTATGC